GTGGGGCGTTCTGCCCTCGCAATCGCGGTCTTCGACAGCGATGGAGAGCACTCTTGGCGGGAAATGACCCGTCAGGAGCCCCCGATGTGGGACCTTCGTCGCCACAATCTCCCTCTCAAGCGCAAGTTCGGCACCGATTTCGGGCCGTGGGAAGTTCAGGTGATGTCATGACCACCGAAAAGGGCCCTGTCGACGACTTCGACGGCCCCGATCAGGCCCTCTCGGCCGCAGATGTCCTCCGTCGTGCGGCGAAATGGAACGCAGATGGGCTTTCGCAGGGTCAGAAGTTGGTGGAGGACGTTCTGGAGGGCAATCTCCGGGCGTGGTACTGCAAGCGGGGGCGTTCCTGCGACGGAATGCCCCATGACGGCTACCCCTACTCCCATGCACGAGGCGACCAGTGGCCTCCCGAGGGTGAGGACTGGTTCTCCTGGTTCCTTTCCGGGGGCCGAGGCTCTGGCAAGACGCGCACGGGGGCGGAATACACCCGTCGCATGTCAGAGAGAGTGGGAAGAATCGCTCTGATCGCCCCGACCGGTGCTGACGTACGCGACACCATGATCGAGGGCGAATCTGGACTCCAGTTCGTCTGCGCTCTGGCCGGTCAGAAGATTCACTGGGAGCCGTCGAAGCGTCGCGTGACCTTTCCGAACGGCGCTATCGCCACGACCTTCTCTGCGGAGGAACCCGACCGCCTTCGTGGTCCTCAGCACGGCTTCGCATGGCTCGACGAGCCCGCGCACTACCCGAACTCCAAGGAGGTCTGGGACAACCTGCTCTTTGGCCTCCGTCTTGGCCGTCGTCCGCACGTTGTGCTCACGTCGACGCCGATTCCGACGCCCTGGGTCCGCGATATGCAGTCCGATCCGATGACCAAGGTGGTCCGGGTCTCGACCTACGCCAACATCAACAACCTCGCGCCGAACTTCCGCGAACTCGTCGTCGCGCAGTACGAGGGAACCCGCAAGGGTCGCCAGGAGTTGTACGGCGAACTGCTTCTGGATGTCGAGGGCGCGCTGTGGGATGCCGACTGGCTCCACCACGTCCAGAACGTGCCGGACCTGGACCGCATCGTCGTCTCCATCGACCCTGCCGGTACGGCCAACCGCCGCTCGGACGAGACGGGCATCATCGTCGCGGGCCGCAAGGGCAATGAGGCGTACATCCTGCACGACGCATCCGGGAAGTACAGCCCTCAGGGCTGGGCCGAAAGGGCCCTCTCGCTCTACGCGAAGTACGAGGCAGACGCGATCGTCGTCGAGAAGAACTTCGGTGGCGACATGGTGAAGGACGTGATCGTGCGGACCGAACAGGGCAGGGCCCTCTCACCGCGCATCATTCTCAAGCAGGCTCAGCGCGCGAAGGCACTCCGTGCCGAACCGGTCGTGGCGCTCTACGAACAGGGGCGGGTCTTCCACTCCGGGGACCAGTCGGGCCTCGAAACGGAGATGCTGTCATGGATTCCCGGCCAGGGCGACAGCCCGAACCGGGTCGACGCAATGGTATGGGCGGTGGCAGAACTTATGAACGCGACAGGATTGGGCCGCATTCGCAGTGCTCGGGGCGGTACGATTCGTCCCAACGGACCCTTTGGCATGCCTGGTGGACGGAGGATCGCGTGACCCTCGCGACGGACAACTTCTGGGTCGCCTTGCTGGCGATCGTAGTCGGTGTTCTCGGCGTCGGTCGGCTCACCCGTGTCATCGTCTTCGACGACTTCCCGCCCGCCGTATGGTGGCGCATGAAGTGGTCGGCATGGACGAAGGATGGTCCGTGGTCGAAGTTGTTCCTGTGTTGGTGGTGTCTCTCGTTCTGGGTGAGCCTGGTCTGTATCGGCTGGTTCCTCCTCATCGACGTGAGCCCCTTCTTCCAGTGGACCTGGTGGATTTTCTGGGGGGCGCTGGCCCTGTCGTACGTGGCGACGATGGTGATCGTCCGTGATGAGCCGAAGGATGAGTGATGCCGCGTAGGGGAACGTTCCAGGCGGAGGTCATGGCGACCCCGCGAGCAACCGTTGCGGCCGCGAGCCGCTACACCATGCGTCGGGGCGACGATCGTCGACCGCCGAGGGATGACACCGGCTGGCAGAAGACGGCGTGGAACTGGTACGACACCATCGGCGAGTACCGGTTCGCGTGCTCGTGGGTCGGGAACCTTCTCAGCCGCGCCGTTCTTGTCGTCACCGAGAACGGCGTTCCTACGAAGAACCAGGACGCAATCGTCGCGATGGAGTCCCTCTTCGGCGGCGTTGAGGGTCAGCGTGAGATGCTCCGCCAGTTGGGCATCCAGTTCACCGTCGCGGGTGAGGCGTATCTCATCGGCGAGGACGGCGGCAACGACCCCGACGACAAGTGGTGGGTCGTCGCGGCATCCGAGATTTCCAAGACCGGCGACATCTGGAAGGTCGGCAAGAAGGAAGTCGACAATCCCCTGATCGTGCGCCTGTGGCGTCCGCACCCGCGAGTGAACAACAAGCCGGACTCTCCGTCACGGGCAGTGCTCCCGATCCTTGCTGAGATTGACGGTCTGACGAAGCATGTTGCCGCTCAGATCGACTCTCGCCTCGCGGGTGCGGGCATTCTGCTCCTGCCGGACGGCATCTCGTTCGCCACCACGTCGACCGCTTCCGGCGACGGCTCCGGCATCACGAACGAACTCGATCCGTTCCTGGAGGAACTGATGGAGACGATGATGACGGCGATCAAGGACCGGGCCGACGCCTCGGCTCTGGTCCCGATCCTGCTCCAGGCTCCCGGCGAGCACCTGGACAAGGTGCGCCACGTCATCTTCTCGACCGAACTCGACCAGCAGGCGATCCAGTTGCGCGAAGAGGCGATCCGTCGTCTGGCTCTGGGCATGGACATGCCGCCCGAGGTCCTCACCGGCACCGGGGAAATCAACCACTGGGGCGCGTGGCAGGTGGAAGAGGCCGCGATCAAGGCCCACACCGAGCCGCTCCTGCACATCATCACGGACTCGCTGACGGACGGCTATCTGCGTCCGTACCTCGAAGGCGTCATGAGCGAGGAAGAGGCCCGCTCGTTCTCCATCGTCGCGGACACGTCGGCCATGCGCCTGCGTCCGAACCGCTCGAAGGAGGCGATCGAACTCTACGACCGCGCCATGCTGTCCAAGGAGGCCACGGTCCGCGAGAACGGCTTCGATGTCGGCGACATCATGAGCGACCAGGAGCGCGAGCAGTTCTTCACCGAGAAGGTGGCGTCCGGCTCGACGACTCCCGAACTCGTGGCCGAGGCTCTGCGCATGCTGGGCCTGCCGTTCACCGTGGTTCCGCAGGAGACCATCGAAGTTCAGGAGGGTCGTCCTACGCGGTCCCTGCTGGAGCACCCCGAAGAGGGCCCTCCTCAGCAGGAGAACCGCCGCATCATCAGCGACGAAGCCGCCGCCGTGGCCGAGGTCGTGGTCTTCCGTGCGCTCGAACGGGCGGGCAACCGCATCCGCTCGAAGTACAAGGACCGCATCTCGATGGGCGCGGAGAACGTGCCGCCGCACACCCTCTACCGCTTCACGCGTTCGCTCGAACCCGCCGAGGTCGACGACGTGCTGATGGAGGCGTGGACCTGTCTGGCGGCTCTGCCCCCGATCCCGGTCACGGCCGCGGTGCTCGATGAGTACGCGCGTGGTCTGATCCAGACGAACCGCCCGCACGACTCCCGGTCGTTCCGGGCCTTCATCGCGGAGCGTGTCTGATGGATACCGTCGAGTTCGCGGCTCAGCGCCGAGCGCAGTTCGTGAAGGTCGACAACGAACTGCTTCCCTCCACTGAGAGGGCCCTCCAGATGTTCGCTCGCGGGGAGTCGAACTGGGCCGAGGAACTGATCGACGACGCGTCGGTGCTGTGGCTGGAAATCTTCCAGGCCGAGGCTCCGAATGCTGACGCCGACCGGTTCCTCGGCCGCTTCCGCGAGTCCGTGGGGGAGTCGTTGAGCAAGACGGCAACCCCCGACAACCCGCCTGACGACGCACAGATCGACCGGGTGGCAAAGTGGCTCGGCACCTACACGGTGAACGATGCCACGTACCAGGGCGCAGGAGCGCGAGGCGTCCGCTTCAAGCGCTGGGTGACGATGCACGACGCCTCTGTGCGCGAGACGCACGTCGTGGCGGATGGACAGACCCGCCGCATCAGTGCAACATTCACCGTAGGTGGATACAACCTTCGGTTCCCCGGAGACCCCGTGGGACCCCCCGAAATCTGGATCAACTGCCGGTGCGTAATTCAGCCCGCGGACGTGAGAGGAACGGCCAACGTGAGCCCGACGACCTTCGCAATGGACGAGGAAGTGGTCGATGAGGTCGACACGGACCTGCCGGTCGACGAACTGGAGGACGACGAGGAAGAGGTCACCGAGGTTCCCGTCCACGGTGTTCTTGCCCCGGAAGGAGTCCCCACCGGAGACGGGCGGCAGTTCGGCGCGGGGGCACTGACCAACCGCGACCTTCCCCTGCCGATCGCCTATCAGTTGATGTCGGCCGAGGGCCACATGAACTCGGTGACGGTCGGCCGGATCGACGAAATCTACCGCTCGGGGAACGAGATGCGCTTCCGTGGCATGCTCGTCATGACCAAGGAGCACACCCCCGCCGTCATCGAGGGCATCATCGACGGCACCGTGCGTGGCGTCTCGGTCGATGTCGACGACGTGGAACTGGAAATGTCGGATGACCAGGGGATTCCTGAGGACGGCAAGATGCCGCTCACGGTGTTCTCTCGTGCTCGCATCGCGGGTGTCACGATCGTCCCGATCCCGGCATTCCAGGAGGCGTTCATCAGCCTCGGTCACGAGTTCGCCGACGAACTGAGCGACGAGGAGAGGGCCCTCCTGGCCTCGTGCGGATGCGAGTACGACGCGAAGCCGGGGATGGTCGTCGACGGCCAGAACGTCGAGGACGAGAACCCGGACGTGGAACTCGGCTACGACGCCTGGAAGATCGTGGACCTCACTGTTCTGACGGAGGCCGAGGTCGCGCACTACGACTCGCTGTCACCGGAAGAGCAGGACGAGTGGCTCCTGCACCACCCCGAGGCTCTCATCGCCGCCGCAGGTACGAAGGATGGTCCGGGCTGGATCACGCACCCGATCCCGACCGGCCGCATCCGTCGCTACTGGACGCACGGCAAGGGCGCGGCGAAGATTCGCTGGGGCGTTCCGGGCGACTTCAATCGGTGCCGTCGCCAGTTGGCGAAGTACATCACGAACCCGCAGTGGCTCGCAGGTGCATGCGCCAACATGCACAAGGAGGCGCTCGGCTTCTGGCCGGGTCGCCCCCTGGCATCGGACTCGATGGTCGCTTCGGGTGAGCCTGCTCCGATGTTCAACTTCGTCGCCGCGGCCGTTCGTGTGCTCGACAGCGAGAAGTTCAAGCGGGTCGATCTGGAGAACCCCCGCGTGGGCATCCAGGTCGAGGGTGACCACATCTTCGGGTACATGGCGCAGTGGGGTGTCTGCCACATCGGCATCTCGAACGTCTGCACCGAGGCTCCGGCATCCAAGACGGACTACTGGTACTACGCCACGGGCGTCGTCGAGACCGGAGAGGGCCCTGTCCGGGTCGGCCAGATCACGATGGACACCGGCCACGCCTCCCTCCGTGCAACGGCGAAGGTGGCCGCGGCGCACTACGACAACACCGGCTCCGCCGTCGCCGATGTGGCGGTGGGCGAGGATGCTTTCGGCATCTGGTTCTCCGGTGTCCTGCGGCCGACGATCACCGAGGACCAGTTGCACGCCCTGCGTGCCTCGGGTCGCATCTCGGGAGACTGGCGTCTGATCGGGGGGAACCTCGAAATGGTCGCCGGTCTGGTCGTCAACGTTCCTGGCCTGCCGATCCCGCACACGCTGGTCGCCAGCGCGGACGGCGTGCAGACCGCCCTCGTGGCGGCGGGGGTTGTCGCCCCCGATACGGCTCCCGTCGCCACCTTCTCTGAGAAGTTGGACTCCGAAATGATCGCGGCGATCACGCGCACGGCTGTCGCGGAGTATCG